CAGGCCTTTCGGCTTGTGAGGGACCCCCCAGAAATTAATCTGGGTATTTCCTGTGTCAAACCCATCTCCGCCGCCCCTTAAATATATAATGGGGTCTGGTAAAGTTATTTATATTCATGGACTTGTCATCCAGAAGGTATAAATTAACAGAGGACACTAAGTAAGTTGACAATATTACTTGCCTTCCCGAGGGAAGGAATTGTCGTTACATACTAGACATGGTTGCATATAGTCAGAGTGTCGGAGGAGGAATACCTCCGGGAGTCTGATTATGAGAGCGGACCTACTCGCTTTAGATCTTAGCCTGACACGTTAAGATTTAGAGACTGTTAGTCCCTAACTCTACAGTGCCGTTAGTACCACCCCCCAGGAGTGGACGACGAGTCAGTAACTCGGCTCCTTCTCCCATTGGGAATCATGGTCGTGCGAGGTTCATGTAGATCCGGATTAATAGACCAAAAGTGGTCAACCCGATTAAGAGTAGCACATTAGTGCCCAACTTTCTATTTCACATGTCTAAATCTATGAAACAACAATTCAATAGTTCCATTACGATTAAAGATAGCGAACTATCTTTATTCGTTCGGGGACTACTATTTGTGTGTTCAGTCGATAAAGACTTACGTGAATACTATTTCCAGATGTTAGCCCGTATCAAATCTCTTCAAAAGCAAAGCGGAAACGCTTGGCTTGTGAAGTATTTGAAAGAGGCAACGCGTCTGGTCATGGTATGGGTTTCCCAAGATATTGATTACCGTAAAACAGTAATCGTATCAATAGGAATCCCCGTGAAGATCGCGGGCGGCCTTCCATGTATCATACCTACAAGACTCCGTCGTCAGATGGAATCAGGTGATATGAAGACTGTGAAGGTTGTACTAACTATGCTCAATCTGTACAGAATTTGGCAGTGTCCTCCTGTATTGAAGTTAGAGACTATCATTGAGCCTTTTAGGGGGCTCTCTGAAACTTTGTCTCTTCCTGAAATACAAGAAATTGTGAAGATGCTTCCTTTCTCCGGGAAACCGGATAAAGTAAAGCCGCTAAACATAACGACTGCTGGTCCTAATTTCAAGATAAGTTCTCTATCGGCACCTTTTGATGCATTTACATTCGCTCTTCACCCTCACTTATTGTCAGCATACGAATGCTACAGTAGGTGGTCTGGGAATTTAGACTTCTTTAGGAGTCTAGAAGAGGAATGTGCACGCGTTCAAGAGGTGTGTCGGAAAGAGTACTTATATTGACGCTCAGAAAAGCCCTTGATGCTCGGAAAGCTTTCAAAGAAATTTGAAGCTGCCGGCAAAGTGCGAATCTTTGCGATAACAGATTGGTGAACTCAAAACCTACTCAAACCTCTCCATGACTGGCTTAATTCTGGTTTATCCAGAATTGCACAAGATGGTACTTTTGATCAATTGAAGCCGCTCTCAAATCTTACAGGCTCGTTCCGAGTCTCGTATGACTTGAGTGCTGCCACTGACCGTCTTCCTATCGCCTTCCAGACCCAAGTACTTTCACAAGTACTTGGTTCCTCTGAATGGGCAATAGCATGAGCTGATCTCCTTGTGAAAAGAGATTGGTTCTTGAAAGAAGATGGAAAGTGGGTTCCATATCGGTATGCAGTTGGACAACCCATGGGAGCGTATTCTTCTTTCCCTATGTTGGCGCTATCACATCACGTGATAGTCCAAATAGCGGCTAGAAGAGCTGGTTATTCTATATGATTTACCAACTACGCGCTCCTAGGGGATGATATTGTGATTGGCTGCCCTAAGGTTGCTCCTATTTATTTATTAATAATTAGGGACATCCTTGGAGTAGACATTAACTTATCTAAGTCTCTGCAATCGGATATTGGTGTTCTGGAATTTGCTAAAAGATTATTTAAGGATACTCAGGATTTATCTCCTGTTTCTCCAAAAGTTCTCTTATTAGCGCTCCGGAATATCTTTTATTTACCTGACCTTATTAAGGATATGGTGGATAAAGGATTTGAAATTGACACAAGTTCCCTTTTAGCTATAGCGCGAAAACCTCGACTCTTTAAAGGAGTTGGGAAGATTAACGCTTATAAAGCTGTCTGAAGTTGTTTCTCTCCATTCGGTATTCTGAACGGAAGTCCAATACGATTTCTCGACATTGGATCAATTCGTTATGAATTACTGTACAAAATTAGGGATTTTATCCTCGATTTTGCGCATAAATCATTGAATACTGCAATCGAACGCTCATATCAGGCTAAGGATAGCTGAAATGATGCGAGAGAGCAAGAGAGAGGGGGGTTACCTGGAGATGTAATACTCGAACTACCATCTACAAAAGTTGTGGATTCCTATATTATAGGAAAGCCATTAGCTAATGTATTTGATCGAGCCTATAACCCAAAGATACGTTTGTATCGAGGGGATGGGCAAGAGATGGAGTTATGGTTCTACATTTCTTCGTGACTAGAGGAAAATATGAGTCAACTCTCTGAGCCAGCAATTGCTGTATCAGATCTTATGAATCCTAAGGATCAAAATAAATCTCAGGGCCAGAAGGCCTGGGACTTTTGATCTATGGTTCATAAGGTAGCAGAGTTGCCCAAGATCCAACGTCACTATCGTAAGTCGAAATCGACTGACAAGCGTGCAAAACGCAACACTAATAGAGGGCGCCCGTCCCGTTAACAGGGCGTTACCTTAAAAGGTGCGATAA